TAAATTAGAAGGATTAAAGGAGAAGGATTTAATTGGTATTCCTTGGATGCTTGCTTTTGCTCTTAGAGCAGATGGTTGGTATCTACGTCAGGATATTATATGGCACAAACCTAATCCTATGCCTGAGTCAGTACGAGATAGATGTACTAAGTCACATGAATACATTTTTTTATTGAGTAAAAATAAAAAGTATTATTATGACAATGAAGCGATTAAAGAACCTGCTAAAGACTGGGGTACTAGAGATCGTAGTAAAGGTAAGTATCACAATGCTGGCACTGGTTTATCCCCTCACACAGGGTTAAGTAAGAGTTACCCAACAAAAAATAAACGTTCTGTTTGGAGAGTAACTAATAAACCATATAAGGGAGCACACTTTGCAGTTTATCCACCTGATCTTATTGAACCATGTATAAAGGCAGGTAGTAAGTCTGGTGATATTATATTAGATCCATTTATGGGATCTGGTACAACTGCTAGGGTTGCAAGGTCTCTAAATAGGGATTATGTTGGGTGCGAACTACATGAAGAGTACCGCAACTTAATTGAAATACCATCATTAGATGGACTAATAGAAAAATGATTAAATTATGGAGAGTGTGGAAGTATGCCTTGGGAAGTTTCTCGGATAATACAACTTCAAAGTACGATAATGCAGTCTGCATTGTTAGGAGTATTATCTTTATCAGTTATCTTGTTACTAATTGCTTTATTACTGCTGGCGTAATTCGACATTGGAATCCAAATGACCAAGTACAAAGTATGCGGATTAGATGATTCTTATCCTAAGAACATCACCTTTGAAAAAGAATATGAAGATTGGACAGAATCTCAAGACAAGGCTGTCCAATTACTTGAAGATGGTGTACAATGGGTTCAGATCCTTATTGGGGATACTGATGATTGGGGGTTACTCCAAGAGTTAAATCTAGAAAGGGGTATTGTTGATAAAAACTTCAACACCCATGTTCTAGCACCTTATTATGTGAGATTGAGAAATTATGAGGGATGAATTCCTTTGGGTTGAAAAATATCGACCCAAGACTATTGAAGAATGTATCCTTCCAGAAGCAACCAAGAAAACTTTTCTTGAGTTTTTGGAAGCGGGTGAAGTACCTAATTTACTTTTATCTGGCCCTGCTGGGTGTGGTAAAACTACAGTTGCGAAGGCACTGTGCAATCAATTGGGAGTAGACTTCTATGTCATTAACGGATCAGACGAGGGACGATTCCTCGATACGGTACGTAACAATGCAAAAAACTTTGCATCTACTGTATCGTTGTCTTCGGAGGCGAAGCACAAGGTCATCATCATTGACGAAGCAGATAACACAACATCCGATGTACAACTCTTACTTAGAGCAAGTATCGAAGAATTCTCAAACAACTGTAGATTCATCTTTACCTGCAACTACAAGAACAAAATCATTGAACCCCTCCATTCAAGATGCTCCGTCATCGAGTTCTCAATCACAGGAAAACAAAAACCAGCAATCGCTGGACAATTCTTCAAACGACTTGTATCCATCTTGGACGACGAGCGGATTGAAGCTGATAAGAAAGTCCTCGCAGAACTCATCAATAAACACTTCCCCGATTGGAGAAGAGTCCTCAATGAATGTCAACGATATTCCGTTGGAGGAAAAATAGATTCTGCAATTCTTGCAACCTTTGGGGATGTAAGAACTGAGGATTTAGTAAAAAACTTAAAGGTTAAGAATTTTACGGAAGTCCGTAAATGGGTAGTCCAGAATCTGGATAATGATCCTGCTCTTATCCTTAGGAGAATCTACGATTGTATGTACGGTTCTCTAGTACCAAGCAGCATACCTGCAGCCGTGCTGATTATTGCAAAGTATCAATATCAGATAGCGTTTGTTGCTGATCAAGAGATCAATCTTTTAGCGGCTTTAACTGAACTAATGTGTGAATGCGAATTCAAATGACTGAAGCAAGACCAAGAAATGAAATGAACGTAAAGATCGTTCGTTTAAGTACATCTGAAGATGTTATAGCAGATGTGGTAGATGTTAATGATTCTACTGTAACCTTCCGTGGTGCAATTGTTGCTGTCCCAACTAAGGATGGTAATATTGGATTTGCCTCATGGTGTCCTCTTCTCAGTAGTCCTGTAGAAGATATTACTGTTAAACAGGAACATGTAATTTATGTTGCTGATCCTGCAGAACAAGTAGTGGATCATTATAAAAATCAATTTAGTAAGATTGTCCAACCAGATAGTGTACAAGACGGTATTATTGTTCCCTAATGATTGACATTAACCTTTGTGATTTGAGCAATTTCTTTGGATGTGTTCAGGCAACTAATACTCCAGAGTTAAAAACTAATGCCTTCCGTCCTCTTAGGACTTATCTTCAAGAGAAGTCTTTTGAGAAGTGGTCTGGTAATCAACTAACATATGTTGGAGACCATGAAGATGGTAAGGATTTTTATGACACCAATGGTGTTCCTTATGAAATGAAAGGTAGTCTTGGACTTTTTAATAAGAATGGTTCTTGTAAGAGAGTTGTTCTGATTAATAAAAGACCAGGTCAAAAGAAGAACAATGAATTGAAAAGAGAAGATCTTAAAAAGACATTTGAGTATATGCTTTTGGTAGATACTAAAAAGATGTCTATAGGTGTTACGACGTGGGATATTGTATATTCCAGAGCGGAGTGTGACGGTGCAGGTGCAACGTTTAAACTTCTGGAAGGAGATTATACAATGCTTGCTGAAGGAATTGAACCTAGTGATAAGGAGATAACTGCTAGAGAACTTTTAAATTCTCTAGAGACTATTCTCTAAATAATTATAGAAGAATTTTTATTATGCCATTACACCAACACAAAAAAGATCAGGTGTTTAATCTTAAAGGATCTGATAAATTATTAAAAACACCCTTAAGATATCCTGGTGGCAAGTCTCGTGCTTGTGCTAAGATGGATAATTTTTTACCTAACTTGGATCAGGGTAGTAGGTATAAACAGTATCGTGAACCATTTCTTGGTGGAGGATCTTTTGCTCTTCATATTACAAAGAAGTATCCACATCTAGAGATTTGGGTTAATGATGCATATGAACCTCTTGCTAACTTCTGGCAACAGTTGAAAGCAGATGGTGCAGAAATGAAAAAGAGATTAGTTAAACTTAAAAATGCTAATAAGACTGAGGAAAAGGCAAAGGAATTATTTTTAAAAGCAAAGGAGGATTTGTATGACAAAGAAGCTACCCCCTTGGACAGGGCAGTTAATTTTTATATTATCAATAAGTGCTCTTTTAGTGGTTTGTCTGAGTCCTCGTCCTTCAGTGCTCAGGCAAGCAAATCCAACTTTACCCTTGCTGGAATTAAAAGATTAGATGATTATCAAGAACTAATTAAGTTTTGGAGAATAACTAATAAGGATTATAAAGAGTTAATGTTTGAAGGTGGTGATTGTTTTATGTACTTAGATCCTCCTTATGATATTAAGGATAACTTATATGGTAAGAAGGGTGGAATGCATAAGAATTTTGATCATGACGAGTTTGCTGATGCATGTTGTAGAACTACTGCTCATCAATTAATATCTTACAATAGTAGTGAGTTGGTTAAGAGTCGGTTTGATAATGAATGGCAAGCACAAGAGTATGATCTAACATATACTATGAGATCTACTAATGATTATAAAGAAGATCAGAAGAAAAGAAAAGAACTTCTTTTATTCAATTATGAACGTGGACTGATATCTATTCTACAGGAACAAAAGGGACAAGAAGAGATAATGTGGAAGAAAGAAGCAGAGTCAAAATCTGCAATTCCAATTTCTCCTAAAACTCTTGCTGAAGCAGAAACACTTATTAAATCGGATATTGAGTAATGAATTGTTGGCATTGTAATACTGAACTGATCTGGGGATCAGATTTTGATGGTGAAGACTATGGATGTGAAGACATCGCAATAGTTACCAATCTATCATGCCCTAAATGTAAATCTATTGTAGAGGTTTATTTACCAAAGGACACTGAACAATGAAATGTAGAGTACAATTATACGTTGCTGGACAACTCTTTAATGAAGATGTCCACGCAAGAGATTACCAAGAGGCAAAAAAAGTTGCCTTAGCACGTAATCCTAATGCTACAGTCGTTAGCGTTAATGCAATTTTCGGAGAATCATTTCAACTAGACCAATGAAAACTGAATTGAAGGAATGGTTAAATTCTATTAACCAAACCAAGGAGAATCTTACAGAAGATCCTAATGTGATTAAAGATTATCCTCCTTATATTATTAATAAGTGCCTATCTGCACACCTAGATTGCATACTCTTTGCTAATGAAATGAACAAATATCCTGCTTTAGACAAGGATATGCAATATAGTTTTTATCTAAATAGTCTCAGGAAACGGAAGAGATTCTCTCCGTGGATGCGAAAAGTTAAGATTAGT